ACAGGGGCTACCGATAATATTCGACAGCATTTCTCTCGTTTGATCTTTAACGAGATCTGTCGTGTGTCACGGGTGCCTGACTGGCTCAGAAGAATGGGCTCTAAGGCTTTGGTGGGGCATAAGATCCATTACGATGATGGAGAGGTACTGGACCAATGGAACGGTCAGTCAATGGGGTCGCCCTTAAGCTTCCCTATCCTCTGTCTTGTAAATGCAATGATCTGCCGCCTTGCCTTCGAGCTCGGTAAGTGGAGTCTGGAATCTCACAGACTCCGCGATCTGCCCTTGAAAGTTAATGGAGACGACTGTTTGATGCGATTTACGGCACGTCAAAAGTACCACTGGGAACGTCTTGCGTCCCAGGTAGGCTTAGCCCCTTCAGTGGGGAAGACCTACTACTCAGGTACCTGGTGTCAAATTAACTCACTTAATTTCTCCGTCGACCAGGACAAGTTTGAAGAAGTGCCATTCTGGAACTTCTCCCTCTGCAATCGCCGAAAGGCTAAAGGCAATGAGGAACGTCACTGGTCTGATTTAGGAGCCTCAGCTCACGAGTTTGTCAAAGGTTTTAGGTCACACACCCAACGGAAGATGATGTCCGTGTTCTTACGAAGACAGAGATCACTTCTTGAGGAGTGTCCGAAAGGGATCTCCTGGTGGCTTCCACGCCAACTAGGAGGTTTGGGTCTACCCTGGACAAACGATATTGATGAACTGAGGAAGGAAGTGAGTGGTCGTCAGATTCAGATGAGTCTCTATCTACTTTACCAGATCGAAAAGGAGAGACGGGTGCCCTCTTTTGCAGCAGGATGTCGTAAGGCGGAATGGCTGCAAAAGGCAATGAGAGAGGCGTCGAGGTATGAGGTACTGGTGAAGGAAGAATCAACTTCATCAGAGTGGGCCCAGGGGAAGTATGCATCTTGTTATGATGCTTTCTTGTGGGACCACCTCTCTAAATCCTCGAGGCTGGACGACAACGGTGAACTACAACCAGATGTCCGTCTGCCGGAGCTGCGCGACTCGGCTTTGACCAATTGGTACAAAGCCTGGAAGGCCTCAGCTCGGTTTCAGATGGAATGGTCAGAGGAAGGGATTTCGTCTTCACTCGGCCAGGTTATGTCTTTTGTTCCCGTTAAGACTGTCGTACCAGAAAGCGTCTCTCAGGCACTTGGAGCTGTCGGGTTGGTTCCCCGGCGGTTTTGTCGAACCCTCACCGACATGATGAGTGAGGAAACCGCGGACCTGTTTAAACTGCAGGTCCCCAGCGCCCCCGAAATGATCTTGGGGGCAGGCGCGCCGACATCCTAGGCGCGGGCCGTGAGGCCAGGAGGGAGTGACCTT